GTATAGTTGCTCGCACGATTTAAATGCTAATAATCCCAAGCATGGCAACTGGTGTTTCTATACAACCCATATTGCGGGTTTGCCTGAAAAGGTTGTTGAGACTATAACGTTTGACGATCTTAAAGACGGTAGAGTTTTTCACGGTAAACTTCACCCTAAAGTTGTTCCGGGTGGAGTTGTTCTAGAACCTATCCCATATCAACTAAACACTAGATACTGATCTGTGCTACATTTATAGTGGAGCGTTTGCCTGAGGGTGAGCCAGTGAATTTCTGAGACTTCACCAAAATAGGCACCGTTGGTTCGGCTTTGGTGGTAGCATTAGAGGCGCAACCTGCTTAGTCCGTTTGCTGGTAGCTCCGATAGGAAAGGCGGATATAGTAATCTATATCCGCCTTTTCCTTTTAATAAGAAAGGTTTTAATAAAATGGGCAATTTTGAGGAGTATATCAGCGGCATTGCTGCTGGTGAACCTATTACGGATGATGCTCTTACACTACTTCGCCATGCTTACGATGAAGATTTTGCTGGTGCTGTTGCAAAAACCAATGAGCTTACTTCTGCTATTAGCGAAATGCGTAACGCGCATATGGCTAGAGAGAATGAGCTTATGGCGGCAAACTATACTCTGCTTACTAAAATTCCGGGTACGTTTGAGCAAATAGATGCTGTTGAAGAAGTAACTAATAATGGTCGTCCTAGAAGTTTTGACGATCTTTTTACCCCTATAAAGAAAGATTAAATCATGACTGTTCTTGATGTTCGTGAATTTGTCGCTGAAAACGACACAATTCTTAATACTATTCGGGATAATGGTAGTCCCGAGTATTTTAACCGTGTGCCAGAAGCTACTCAAGCTACTTTGCAAGATACTCTTGCAGCTCTTACGTCTTATGAGCCTATTTGGAACGAGTTTGTTAGCGCTTTTATTAACAAGGTTGGTCTTACTGTTTTCCGTACTAAGACTTGGCAGAATAAGCTTGCTAAATGGAAGACAGGTATTCTTCCTAGCGGTGATAGTATTGAAGAAATTTACGTTGGCTTTATTAAAGCGCGTACTTACAACTATGACCGCGAGCACCTTGAAAAAGATATTTTTGGTACTTACAAGCCAGAAGTTCAGGCTAGCTACCACAAAATTAACCGACAGGAGTACTACCCTATTACTGTTAATGAGGAACTTCTTAAGCGTGCAATTCTACAGCCTAACGGTCTTAGTAGTTTTGTAGCTTCTCTTATGGCTTCTCCTGCCAACTCCGATGCTTTTGATGAATTCATTCAAATGACTTCTCTTCTTAAGGAATGGTATAAGGACGGCGGCTTCTTCAAGATTCATATTGATGACGTCTCTGCTGAGGGTTCTACTCCTGAACAGGCTAAGTACGCTTTGCGCCGTTTGCGAGAGCTTGCGGGTAATCTTGAAGTTCCTTCTACTAAGTACAATGCTGCGCGTATGCCCTCATTTGCTAATGCCGATGAACTTGAGCTTCTTGCTACGCCGGAGTTTTTAGCCGCTATTGATGTTGAAGCTCTTGCTGGTGCTTTTAACATTGATAAGGCGAATGTTAGCTATAGAGTTACGGTTATTCCGCGAGAGTATTGGGGTATCCCCGGCGCTCAGGCTATTCTTACTACTAGCGATTTCTTTGTTATGACTGATACGCTTTTCCGTACTACTAGCCAGCCTAACCCTATTACTCTTGCTACTAACTTCTTTTTCCACCACCACAGTATTCTTTCTCTTTCTCGCTTTGCTCCTGCAATTCTTCTTACTACCGAAGCCGGAACGGATGATGCTATCGTGGAAACTCCTGTAACTGGTATTAGCGCAATTACTGTTGCTGATGAAACTGGTGCTACTGTGACTTCTGTTCAGCGTGGGGGTATGTATCAGGTTATTGGTAACGCTATTACTGAAGGCAATAACGATGCTATTCGAGTTGTTCTTTCTGGTAATGAGTCTACTAAGACTCGCTACTATAACCAGACTAACACTCTTTACGTGTCTGATCAGGATACGGCTAACACTCTCACTCTTACGGCTTATGCTGTTGACGGCGATATTGACCTTATCCCCTCCACTACTACAGTTACTGTTGTAGGTGATCGTTTGCAGCTTTGGACTAACCCTAGTATTGAGCCTGATGCTGATAATGATGGTCTTGAGGAAGTTACGCCCCTTGCTCTAGTTGTTACTGATACTAACAAGGTTGTTATTCCTAGTGTTACAGGTGTTCAGTACAAGCGAGCCGGTACTGATGTTGCTAATGGCAGTATTCAGACTATTTCGGGTTCTACGGTATTTACCGCCGTAGCGCGTACTGGTAAGGAGCTTGCTGCTGGGGCTGTTGCTAGCTGGACTCTCGCACCTTAATAAGTAAATTAATTAGGGGGACTACACTTTAATGTAGTCCCCCTAATTTTATAGAAAGATTCTATTATGAATGAAATTACTGGCTCCGCTCTAAATCACGATTTTGGCTATGCTTTTAACTACGCTAGCTGGAGCGCTGGAACTGTTGTTAGCCTTATGAACGTTCCATGGAACAATAGCTATAAAGATATTGTATCTTTTGACACTATTGAAGAACGTAATACCTATATGGATTCTAGAGCCGCTAATGTTTCTGGCCTAATTATAGAAGATACTATTCAGCTTAAATTTGGTCAGCCTATTCGCCTTGATATTCCCTTTAACAAGGCTCTTAACTTTAATTACATTAGAGTGCGAAACTCTCTTAAGCCTATCCCTGGCGATTTTGTAAAAGATTACTTTTATTTTATTAATGGTGTTGCCGATATTAATACTGATAATACAGAGTTTACATTGCAGCTTGATATTTGGATGACTTTTGGTTTTGATATTCAATTTGGAATGTCCTATATTGAGCGTGGACATATTGGTATTGCTAACCAAAACGCTTTTAATAACTATGGCCGCGACTATCTTTCTATTCCTGAGGGTTTTGATCTTGGTAGTGAATATGTTACAATGCACAAAGTTACAGACAAGATTATGGATGCCGGCGGTGATGCTATTGATAGTGTCGGTATGGAAATTATGGTTATTTCTGCTGTTAACTTTGAAAGTGATGCTTTAGATATTGATGGTAAGCCTAGAATTGTCGCAGCAACTGGCGATAATATTCAAGGCCTTCCTTCTGGCGCTAACTATTATTTTTATAGTAGTGTTGCAGATTTTGTAGCTGCTATTACAGATAAAAGCCATCTTCCTTGGGTTACTCAGGGAATTATTTCTATTACAGCAATTCCTAGAGTTGAGCGTTACGGTTATTCTCTTGAATCAATCCCAGATGAAAACGGGGGGTATCAGTTTAAACTTACTAACGGCTCTAGTGATATTAATGGAAAAGGTAAATATACAAATATGTTTACCGATTGGCGTAACCACCCTTATATTCTTGAGCGTATTCCTTTGCGATATAGGCATCTTAAAAAGTTTCTTACAGCGCCATATCTTATTCTTGAGCTTACAACTCGCGTAGGTACTCCTATTATTATTAGGCCAGAAAACTGGGCGAGCGCTGATGCAAGAATTGCTGAGAAGATTTCTCTTTCAGCTCCTAATCAGCGAATTGTTATTTATCCTATGCAGTATAATGCTAGACCCGGTGTTGGAATTGATAGTGCTACTTCTGGTAGTAGTACAGAATATTATGATGACTATGGTGATTATCTAGATAAGGCCACTATCATTGCTAATTTTCCATCTTTTGCTGTTGTAAATAATGCGGGTCTTGCCGCTCTAGCTTCACAGTTTAATTCTATTTCTTTTGCTAATAGTAGTAATGAATGGGCGCAAACTAAAGCTCTTACGGCTAATACTACGGCTTACGATCAGGCCGCACAGTCTATGCTTACTAATGTTGAATCTAACCGTATTAATAGGCAGGCAGACCAAAGTTCTACAGGTATTAGCAATAATATGGCCTATATGAATGCTGCTATGAGCGGTGTCGGCGGTATCGGTTCGGGAGCTATGGGAGCGGGTGGTGCTATGGCCGGTGCTGGTGCGGCTGTTATGGGTATGGGTAATGCTGCTATGCAGGTTGCGGGTAGCCAAGCTCAACTAGCTGTTAGAAATTTGGCCGGTGCACAGCAAGCGCTTAACGCTCAAAATAACGCTCTATATATGCGGGATACTAATAAGACGCTTGCAGATTTTGCAGCTCGCGGCGATTACGCTAATCAGCAACTAGGTATTAACGCTAAGGTTCAAGATACCCTTTTTACTCCCCCGTCTATTGCGGGTCAAGTTGGGGGACAGTCTTTTAATCTTGCTAATGATGCTGTTGAAGTTTCGCTAAGGTGGAAATTTGCTAACCCGGCAGCTATAGTTCAGGTAGGCGAGTATTGGCTTAGATTTGGCTATGCTGTTAATAGGCCAGCTATGATTACTACTCTTAAGGTTATGACTAAGTTTACATATTGGAAGCTTATGGAAACTTATATTACTTCTGGTAATTTGCCTGAAATTTTTAAGACAGCTATTAGAGGAATTTTTGAAAAGGGTGTTACCGTTTGGTCTAACCCTGATGATATTGGAAATATTGACTGGGCTGATAACGAGCCTTTGGAAGGAATTACACTATGAGTAGCAATAAGCGCGGCGGTGCTGCTAATGAAATTTACTATAACCATCTTTACGGTAATATGAGTAATAATACTACCGTAAATAGGGTTATGCTTATTCGCAAAATGTATCAAAGAGTTCTTAGCGAACTTGCTATGAATAGATTTCATTGGGACGGTCTCCCTGATTCTGTTGATCAGCGCTATCTTGAATTGCAGCTATTTTTTAACGCTTTAGCGGTTTATTATAAAGATGAAACATTTGGGCAAGAGTTTGCTCTACAAGCTAGTCAAATTGGCCAGCTTGATATGAAGCAAAATCCGCTACATTTTATTATTACAGGCGGAATGTTCGTTGATAATAAGGGTAATATTTTTCAGAGTAAAACGGTTGATGCCAAAGATTGTGTGCCTATTTGGGCTAACTATATGCGTATACCCGATTTGGATATTGTTAATCTTTTTTCACAGAAGCTTTCTGAGCTAGAGCGTACCGTTGAAATTAACTCCGCAAACGCTAGGCTTAATAGGGTTATTGTTACAAATAATAAGCAAAGACTAACCACCCAAAACATTCTTAAACAGATTGATGAGGGTCAGAATAATATTCAAGTTAGCGGCTCTATGCAAGATTTGTCTTTTATTCAAACTTTTGATCTTAGCGTAAATCCTGATAGTTATGAAAAGCTTGATATTCTTCTTAATCGTACTTGGAATAGAGCTATGGGCCTTTTGGGTATTGATAATGCTAATCAAGACAAGAAAGAGCGTCTTGTTGCCGCTGAAGTTGGCGCTAACGATGAACAAACTAATCTTATGAAGTTTGTTAATCTTAACGCTAGGCGAATTGCCGCAGAACAAATTAGCAAAAAATACAACCGAACTGTTACTGTAGATTATAATACCGATATTGCAGCTAGGGCTGAAATAGCTTTTATTGCTATGCAGGAAGAAATTGCTACTGGTAATGAAGAAGATAAGAAAAGTGAGGAAGATTAAATGGCTCTTTTTACTATGCCGCTAAATGAAGTTATTGAAATGACTGGCGGCGAGCTTGAAATTATTAACGGTGTCAGCGTTATGAATGGTGGAGATATTGGCCTTGGTACTTATCCTATTTTTGATGAAAACTATAGGGCTCAGCTAAATGGTATGATTATTGATCATTACTATATTAGAGAAATTGGTGTTGAAACAATTGATATGTTTGTGCATAATATGCGCACCCATATGAATGAAATTATGCCGTTCTATAATAAGCTTTATCTTTCTGAACAGTTAACTTTTGACCCGCTTAGCACTATTAATCTTAGCACTATTGGTAATAACGCTGTTAATCAAGCTAATACAAATGCGGGTAACGCTACAGCTACTACTAATACAGATGCTAGCGCTAGAACTGTTACTAGCGAGACTCCACAAATGTTGCTTGCGGGTAATAAAGATTACGCTTCTAACGGTGTTGATGCTAATAGCTCTAATAATGGCGAAACGTCTTCTACAGAATCAAGTACACAAAATAGCGACACTACAGCTAACAGTGAAACTACAGTTACGGGCTACCAAGGAGTACCATCAGACCTGATTATGCGGTATCGTGAAAGCCTGATAAACGTTACACTATCTGTTATTAATGCTCTTGAAGAAAATTTTATGGGTGTTCTTGATAGTGGCGATAATTATATTAGAAATTCCTATATTTTTGGAGAATATTATGTTTAGTCCTATCCCCCCGTATCTTGGTAGTGGTACGCCTGCACCAAATACTACCCCTATGACTTTTGGACAGTCTGTTTCTATTTTGCAAAGAGTTGAGCGGGTTGTTTTTAAGCTTAACGCTGTTATTGCATTTGTTAATGAGCATATTAATAACCTTGATGACGTTTTTCTTGCTCAGATCAATACGCTTATTACTTCTGTAAACGGTAGCCTTACTGAGCTTGATGCTAGTGTTGATACTAGAATTGCTACTCTTGATAGTAGCGTTGATAGTAGAATTACAGCTAGTGAAGCAGGTGTTGATAGTGCTATTGCTGCTCTAACTACTTATGTAGATACTCAGGTAGCTTCTATTCTTGATAGTTCTATTGATATTGCCGCCGGTGTTGTTCTTTCTCTTGTTAATGACCCGACTTCTACGGTAACACTGGCTCTTAGGAATTTGTACGCTGCTAAAAGTGTTGAAACGCTAACCACTAGTGGTAGACTAACCGTATCCGCTCTTGATGCTGCTTATATTACTACTAACGCACAGGTTGCCACTATTGTTTCTGGCGCTGGTGCTACTAAGACAGCTCTTGATTCCGCATATCTTGTTACTAATAGCCAAGTAGCTGCTATTGTTGTTGCTGCTGGTGTAACTAAAACGGCTCTTGATGCTGCTTATATTACTACTAACGCGCAAGTTGCCGCTATTGTTTCTGGTGCTGGTGCTACTAAGACAGCTCTTGATTTGGCCTATTCTAGGTCTAACGTTAACCTAAGCGGTACTTATGTTGCTAGGCCAGTTGCTACTACTGTTAGCGATGGTACGCTTTATTTCTGTACTAATGTTCCTGAAGTTTACCGCTCTAACGGTACAGTTTGGAGCGTTGTCGGCTCTGGCGGTAATGAGCTTGCTTATGCTGAAAATACCGCTTCTTTTGCTGTTTCTACTATTAACACTATTACTGATATTACAGGTCTTACTATTACATTTGTAGCAGGTGAGCGCCCCGTTCTTATTAAGGGCGAGTCTCTTGTTAGTAATAGTGCGGCCGGTTCTACTGTTCTAGGAATTTATGCTAACGGTGCTAACCGTACTTCTGCGGCCTATACTGGCGCTGCTGGTAGCACAACTTTGCATAGCGAATTTAGACTTACAGGTCTTACCGCTGGAAATACATATACAGCTAAGCTTACTGGTAGAATTAACTATACAGGTACTGGAACTTATGGTGGTAATACTGTTTCTGGCGCTCCTACGCAAAGCTCTATCGCGTTTATTCAAGCGGTAACTATCTAATGTATTCTAGTTCTTATGACGGTTCTAGACTTATTTTAGAGCCAAAATTTAAAGTTGCTACTCCAAGGTATCCCGTAGCTTTTGTTCACGGTGCAGGCTCTACAGCTATTTATTGTATTGATGCCCTAGGTAAGCAGGGTAATCTTACTAGCCTTATTGTTGGCGACGGCTATACGGCTAGCGCTGATGATAATGGTGGTACAGCTACATGGGGTAATGCTGCTTCGCTTACCGCGCTTGACGCTAACGTTACAGCTCTTTTGGCTAGGTCTAATGTTAGAACTGGTAAAGTTGCTTTAGTTTCTGCAAGTATGGGCGGTGTTATTTCACTTAATTATGCTCTTGCTAATCCCACTAAAATTTCTTGTATTGTTAGCGTTATCCCTGTAATTAACCCTGATGATATTAAAACAAATAACCGTAGTGGCTATGCCGCTTCTATTAATACCGCTTATGGCGGGACTTATGTTGAAGCTACTCAGGGGGCTACTAAAAATCCGTATACTTATAGAGCTAATTCTGCTATTGCAGATATTCCTATGTTGCTAATTTATGGGGCTACGGACACTCTTTGTTTACCCGCTTATACAGAAGCTTTTGCTGCTGCTGCGCCTAGTAAAAGAACTCTTGTTCAGCTTGCTTCTGGGCACGATTTTACAACATATGATAGTGTTAATCACCCGCAAATTCTTGATTTTATCAAGACTTATAGTATTTAGAAAGAAATAAAATGGTAAACGTTATTGCTGTTACAGAACTTGGGAATCAGCTTCTAATTAAATTTGATGATGGTTCTAAAAGTATTGCTTATCCAACTCCTAATAAGGGATTTTGGACAGTTTCTAATAGCTTTACCGTAGACCCTACACTAATTTCTGATACAATTTCACCGCTTCATTCTATTACTAACCCAGGTGGCACTATTGCTGATGGCTGGCAATGGCATTTGGATAATAACTCTAATCGTGGGGGTGCTGATTTTGATTATAACTTTCAAACTTTTACAGCCCCTGCTGCTGGTACTGTTACGCATTTTGATATTACCGGTGTTGGTATGGTAGTTAAACTTGTTCTTGACACCCCCGCGATTAGAATTAATCCGCAACTTACTACAGATGCTTATGGCCCTATGACGGCTATTTGGTTTCAACATTGCTCTGCCGCTGTTGATGGCCACGCTGAAATGGGCGATATTATTGGCACTTCTGGCGATGGTTATGGGGCTTATTCTCCGCACTTGCATGTTCACGGTATGATTAATAATACTAATAGCTCTCCTAGCACCGCTAGATGTAACTTTTGGGGGTTTGTATAATGCAAAAGCTAAAAAGGCCATACTATAATTTTAATAAAATTCTATCTTTTAACGCAATATTTAATTTTATAATTGGCGGTAGAGGATTAGGAAAAACTTATGGCGGTAAGCGCAAAGCTATTAAAGACTTTATTGACAAAGAATACCAATTTATTTATCTTAGAAGATATAAGACTGAGCTTAAATCTGCAAGAGTTACCTTCTTTGATGACCTTATTGCTCGTAATGAATTCCCAGATTGGGATTTTCAGGTTAAAGGTTATGTAGGGCAAATTGCTCCTAAATCTACAGCTGATGATAAGAAGCGAGTTTGGAAAGATATATGTTTCTTTATTGCTCTAAGCACTTCTCAAAAAGAAAAGTCTGTAGCTTTTCCTAATGTAAGAACTATTCTTTTTGATGAGTTTATTATTGAAAAAGGTCTTATTCAATATATTGTTGATGAAGCTACTGTTTTTCTTAACTTCTTTTCAACTGTTGATAGGTATGAAGATAAGACTAAAGCATTTTTCTTTGCTAACAGTGTTAGTATTACAAATCCCTATTTTCTTTATTACGAAATCGAACCTAAAGAGGGTATAGAGTTTATAACTAGAAAAGATGGTCTTGTAAAATTTCATTTTCCCGACTCTAAAGATTTTGCAGATAGTGTTATGACTAGCAAGTTTGGTAAGCTAATTGCTGATACCGAATATGCAGAATACGCTGTTGGAAATAAGTTTTCAGATAACAACGAAAATATGCTTGCACCTAAAGGTACTAAAGCTAGATATATGTTTACTCTTGATCTTAAAAACGGATTTGCTAGTATTTGGTTTGATATGTTTACTAGTGAATATTATGTTCAAGCAAAAAGGCCAAAAGATGAAAATATTTATGTTTTAGATGTTAATAAGATGGATAGGGGTAAAACGCTAATGGCATTTAGTGATCAGCCTATGTCAAGGTTGAGAACGGCGTTTAATAACGATAGGGTAAGCTTTGATAAGGCGGTAACTAGGCAAGCTTTCACAGAAATTTTTAAGAGAAGATGATTATTGTAACTCCAATTTTACCTACTATTGATTATGACAACCTTATAACTACAGGCGGCTTAATTATTATTGGCGCTATTGCAGCTTTTAGTAGTGTGCAAGTTGCCCTAATAAACGTTGGAAGAAAGCATCTAAGAGCTATTAGAGAGCAAACAGAAAACGCGCATAAGGATAGCCCTACGCCTAATCTTAGAGAAAATATTGATGTTAATCAATACGCACTAGTTGAAATGTTAAGGGAGTTAACTAAAGATATTTTTTATATAAAAAGAACTATAAATAAAAATAGTAGAGATATTGCTAAAATTAAACAGGAAATGAGTAAAAATGTCTAACAACAATTACACCCCTAATAAGGTTATTTCTAAGCCGGCGGATCGTAAAATTGTAAATACTGTTCTTGCTATTGCTGGTGCTATTACCGCTGCGGCTATTGCCGCTGATGCTGCGGCTCCACTATGGGATATAAGTTTTATTACTCTTCCCGTAGCTGCGGCTGTTGGCTCTCTTACTGCTGCTTATCAAATTTTTGTTACTAATGCTAATATCCCTAAGTAGCTAAAATGGTTATTGCAACTAAATACCCAAATATTCAAGACTGGAATCAGCATAAAGAAAAAGGTTTAAATGGTGGTGATGATTATCAAGTTCCACCAAATGCAGAAGTTAGCTTCTTTATTTATGGTGTTGTAGAAAGCGGTATTGACCCGCTTATAATTAAACGTGATAATGGCCTTAAAACGCGAATTAGACACCTTAAAAGCGTTAATGTTAAAAAAGGCGATAAGGTTTATCCTGAAACGGTTCTAGGAATTGCTCAGGGTAAAGGCGGTCTTAGTCCGCATATTGAAGATGTTAATAGGCTAGGTGCTAGAATAAGGCATACACCAGATAGCCCAAAAGTTAAGGATAATTTTATGTTTAGACTAGTACATATTAGCGGGTTAGCTTATATTGTAGGAATTACAGGCAAAATGGAACCTATTATATCTAGCGAGGATTTGGGGCTGCTTATTAGACTGTATAACTCAACTACACCAAACGACCCTATGCTTGCAAAAGAGCTAGTGATTTGTGGGAACTATCTTAAGGCTGTTAACGGGCAAAATAACGATACCGTTTCAATTGTTAAGAGTATCTTTAAAGAACTAGCAAAATAGAACGCGGCAAAAACGAACATGGCCTTTTAGAAATAAAGGGCCATTTTCGCGTAATAAAATAGGTAAAATTTTAAAATATTAGCGTTAAAATTACTAGACAATTTTAAAATATGCGCGTATAATTATTTTGGATCCATTTTTGATTTTGAAATTCCCTCATATTTTCAGAAAATGAGGGAAATTTTTATTAGGAAATTTTTCGGTATTGGCTTGACAAGTGAAGCCGTTGCGATTTATGGTCTAGTTATTGGAAATTAAATAGTGATCAGGAGCGCAAATGAAACGAAAATTTTCTAGCGGCTTCTACTGGTCAGTTCAATACCCGACAATTACAGGTGAGACAAGAACAGTAGGAAACGCGAAAACTTTTACAGAAATGCTCTTGACAATTGTTGAAGATTCTGTAAAGTATCCGACAGGCGGAAAAATAATCCGCATGAATATCAAAAAATAGCTTGACAAGATCGCCCTAAGGTGGGATGATTAAAACAAGTCGGACAGACTACCAAACAAAAGGACAGAAAAATGAAGATCGTTGAAGTTACCGCCTCCGCTAAGGTCAACCCTTTTGCAGCTGACATTGCAACCCTCGCGGAAATGACACTCACTAACCCCAAAGCGGGTGGAGAGTTTGAGTTTCCTACGGCTGACATTGCAAAGGCTAAGTACAAGATCAGCAAAGCCGCTAACGACATTAACTTGACTGCTAGCTACACAAACGAGGCTAGCGACGGGGTTACGACCACTATTGTTGTCAAGCTTAAGCCACGCCACAAGGCTACAAGCGGTGCAGAGCGGCTCGCACGCCGCGAAGCTATCAAGGCTGAAAAGGCCGCTGAAATGGCGGCTAAGAGCGCTTCTGAGAAGCCGAAGAGCGAAACCCCTAATCCGGGTCGCACTAAGTAGGAAACCTACGTCGATAGCGTGGAATACTTTAAGAGCCCTTATAACTGAAAAGTTATAGGGGCTCTTTGAGTTTCTAGCTTGACAGTAACCCCAAAATTTGGGACAATTATAGTAAGTCAAACGGACTAATAGAAATGAGAAAACAAAATGTTTGAATCTGGCTCGTGTGCGCTCTTGCAGGAGGGCACGGCAAAAATCAGCTTCTATAGTGGGGTATCAGGCGACAAAATTGCCATACACAAACACAAAACAAACGTAAACATTTGGGATATGGTTAGCGATAAAATGCCCTGCACCTGCCATCTAAACGACCGGGGCGAGGGTCACTGGTCTGCATGCTGGGAGTCAAACTAGTGTGCCCCCTATGCTTTGGAATGTCGGGACAACACACCGTTTTCTGTAACCTTCAAGACTCCACTAGTTTTCCGCTTGAAGCAGAAGATTGGAAAATTTGGAAACACGAGGATAAAAATGAGTAAAGATCATAGAACCTTAGATTTGAGCTTTACTATAAAACTCACAATACCGGAAACAATGGCAACAATAGTGGGATTAGCTCATATACAAACTGATAACGCATTGCACGCGCTAGAAGCGATACGGGAACAACATCCTAGTTTGGATAATATCGTGACAGATGCTAAGAAGAAGCGCCGGATAATGGATGAAAGCTCATGAAAAAATTAGTAAAAAAGATTGAAGCAATTCCAACAAAAGTTCTAGTAATGGTGCTAGACTTAGAACTAGCAACAATTCTGGTGCTACTAATCGCAAACATGATGGAAAGGGTTTAGCTAATGCCTAAAACCGTAACAATCAAACCGGCTTCAAATATTGTTATACACAAGTGCCAAATGCCAAATTGTGACAAAAGAGCATCATTTGATACCAGACTTCTAGGCGTATCCCAATGGGCGTATGTCTGCATTGAACACTTCAAAAGCCACGGAACCAAAAACCTTGAACTCGTTAACAACATTTCTGGTGAAGAAATAACGGTAACGATCTGAAAAATCCCCCCAAGAAATTTGGGGGGATTTTTGTTTTAAGCTTGACAAGATCAGGCACAAGAGCGATAATTGTTATATCAACAAAACAACTAGCAAAGGAAAACAAAATGGGCGTATCAAGAATGTTCTCAGCGTCTTGCGACATTTGCACAGACGGCTATCAGTCTGGTGAATGGTATCGCACAACACTTATTGCGTTTCTAATTGCAGATGGGTGGACAGTAAAAGGTTCGGGTAAATCAGAAAAAATTATTTGCCCAAATTGCCGGTAGAGCTTGACAAGGTAAAGCACAAGAGCGATAATTGTTATATCAGCAAAATCGAACATGGCAAAAACGAACGCGCATATGCGCGCGCATATCTGATATAGCGCGCGCGTATGCGTTTCGTGCTTTAGCGAATAGGCGCAAAATTCCTGTACAGGTTAATCGCGCGCAGGAGCCGATCTGTACTGGTGTTTGTATTGTGATGTTGATTGTATTGTAATGATGATTGTAATGGTCAAACGCTACATAATATAACGTTACATAATCGGAAACGAAACAGGATGAAGGGCAACAAAATCGCTAGAAGTGTGGTTTAATTGAAGTAATGCGCGCTCTCGCTTCTGCCACAAGCGCAGGCATGTTCATGCCGAAATTCGTTTAACTAATACCAATACAAAAGGAGCAAAGCTAATGGGATTTATCAACGTTCTTAACCAAAGCGCCGTAACTTTCATTCAAGATCTTGGTGACTATGGCTGGGGTGCTCTTGCAGGTATGAGCGGCTATGAGGCAATTTCTCCAACGGGCGAAATTATGGCCTTTACGACATACAAGCGCGCTAACAATTGGCGCATGGCTCAAGTGAGAATTTTTCATAGCTTTAGCAAAAGCTAGGCTAGCTCAGCTTCAAGCACCAGAGCAATAATGCGATGGTGCTTTTTGCTACCAAC